ACTGATTCGTGGTGTAATCTTACCCATTCCATTGCTGCTTGTGCTGCTGATGGAACTACCGGGTCATATAGTGATATACTTAAACTACTCCACTCACTTCTACCTTTTACATATCTTCTAACATTAATATGGTCTATGGTAACTTTACCATTTGCTATTTCTGGTCTGTTGGCGGCTTTCACTAAGTACGCTGGAATTCCTTCTATGTACATAATGAATCTGTTTGACATCTTCGGTTCGAATGATGTAAACATTACTTCTGTTGGGTCTAATAATTGTGCCATTTTTGTTTTCCTCTGTTTCTAATTCTTTAATATAAATATAGTTCTTTTTAAAAAATAGTTAGTTCCCCCAAAAATATTAGGGGAACTAAGATATTATTTATATACTATTCTGGAAATGCTGCTCCAGTTGGTAGTACGTTGAAGTCAAGAACTATAAATTCTGCTGTTTTAGCTGGTTGTAAGAATATCTCACCCACCATTATATTTCTATCGATTACATCTGGTGTGTTGTTGGTTTCATCCATCTTCACTCTAAATGCGTATAAACCTTGTCTTTGTTGAATTGATTCTAAGTAAGGATTAACGATTGATAGGAATCTATTTCTCGTAGCTGCTGTGTTGTTTTCGAACACTAAGTAACGAGTAGATGATGCGATGAATTTCTTCACTGCGATTAACAATCTTCTTACATTGATTCTATCCAATGCCGATGGTTTTGCTTGTAATGTTTTCTGTCCAAATACAGTTACACCCTGACCAGGGAATGTTGCGATAGGATTCAATCTACCTTCGTAAAGTGCATCTCTCTCAACTCTAGTCAATCTTGTCTTAGCTTCAATTACTGAAGTTAATCCACCTCTATTTAATCCAGCAGGTGCGAACCATTCGGCTGCAACTTGGTCATTAAATGCTATAACACCCGGAAGTACTACAGATGGCGGAACCCAAACAGGTTTGTTTTTGTCAGTATTCAGTATCTTAACCCAAGGGTAGTAAGATGCTACATAGTTTGAATCAAATGGTTGAACAGCGTTAACTGCCGTAGATATTGAATCACCCCATGCTGATGCATCCATAATAAAGAATGTATCTTGTCTATCTTCACACATATCTTTAGCAAATGTTGTTACTGAAGAATGTAATCTGTGGATAAGACCAGGAATTACTAACATATTGATATCAAATTCATCAGGATTAGATACAGCGTTAATTGCTTTTCTATATGCTAATGTACCAGCTGCTGTGTTTGATGAACAATCCCATCCTTGCGTATTTCCAGAAACAATATCGTTTCCTAAAGATACAACTCTAGAAGGTTTGAATCCATCAAATCCACCTTGAAATGGTACTAAGAACTTACGAGAGTTAATCGTAGTTTTAGCGTTATTTAATGATATTTTATCAGTATTTGGTGATGCTGATGATGGGTAGTTAGCTCCACTTTCTTGGTTATAATCACCTAAATAGAATGCCGTACCTACTACTGCCGTTGCCGAATCAGGAGTTGGTGATAGGAAGTTTCTATTATCGTTAACTGCGAAATCAAAATCTAATCCGTAGAATTTCTTAGGATTATATGATTGGTTGATTTGTTGGTTAGCTACCATAGTTGGTGATGGTAAATCTAATGCAGTTCCAAATGGATTTTGTAATGCTCCAAATCCGAAAGGTACTAACGTTTCATCAATTGCTTTATTCATAACAGCGTTTGATGCTTCAACTCTAACGTTTGCTGAGTTGTTAGCGTAATCACCATTTGTTGATAATTTACCATCTGCATCTACAGTTATGTACTTATCACCAATTACTCTTACGATATAATTTGGTGAATCAGGATCTAAGTTAACACCCTGAAAAGTTTCAACTAAGTTAGGTCTGATATCTGAATCAACCACTCCTACGAATGGTGAACCAGCAATCTTATCTTGGTCTACTCTTCTTACCACTACAGTAAACGAACCATACTCAGAACCAGGAACTGAACCAGCCGCTTTAACGTCTTGGATACCAATTTTGAATTCGAAGTTAGTTGCCGTACCATGTGATAATGTATGGAACTTAATTAAGTTAGTTGTGTTACCACCTACTTTTTGTGAACTAATCCACGGAGTAGATGCTTCAGTATATGCTTTAGTGTAATCGATATCTTTTGCAACATCAATTGTTACTACAGGAATCTCTCCAGTTAATGCGAATACTGATTTTTGGAATGTTTTAAAGTTACTTAAAACATACGCTTCTTCAGAACCTTTTGGAGAAAATCCAAATGATTTTGTGAAGTAGTTATCGCTTGATGGATTTAATGATGCTGAGTAATCTTTTGATACAGCTTCAGAGCCATTTACATTCAATGTAAACAACGATGCTGATACTGGTGTACTACCGAAATGGTCAGCAATTGTTGAATCATCAAATACATCTACATCTGATACGATTTCATGTGTTGGGTGTAATATTGCTACTACTTTCTCACCAAGTGATGATGATACTTTCAATGCTACTGGGTTTTCCAGAGTGTACCCGTCTTTTCCTAATACTCTAACGATTGTTGCTGTTCCAGCATCTTCTAAATAAGTTTGAGCCGTATATGGTAAATATGAATCTAAAGTCAATCCACCGAATACTTGCTGAAACTCTGAAAATGATGATACTGTCGTTGGAACGAATGCTGGTCCTTTTACTGTTGAACCTACTAATGCTGCTCCAATTTCGCCAATCCCTTGAGGTAGAAATGACAAGTCCTTTTCTCTTGTAAATACTCCAGGACTTACTATTCTTTCTGCCATTTTATTCTCCTATTAATTTCTTTTGGTTTTTATTATATCTATAAATACATCAAAAAACTCAAAACGATTATATTTATGAGATAGGTGTAAAAGTACCTTCTTCTATGTTAAACTCTCCTTCACCATATTTCTTTTGAAATTCTTCGGTGATTTCACGCTCTCCACTTCTTAAAGACTTAAACTTGTCAGATAAATTTGATTGTGCAGCTGTAATATTTTCTAGTATCATTACTGCATTCAAACGCTCTACCTCTATCTCACCAATTCTTGCTGTAACCTCAGCAAATTCGGTTCTGAACTCTTTAACTTTAGCAATATCTTTTTCATCGATATTGATAACTTCTTTTTCTTTGATTGTTTTTACTTCTGCCATAACTTTTGTTTTTAAATTTAATTATTATACTTTATGTGTATATAAATATGAAATTATTTTTGTAAAGATTAAATTTTTGGGTTTAATTTCCAAACAACTTTTGAAGAACCAAATGCTTTTGAAGTATTTATCTTCAATCCAGTCTGTTCTGGCACTATATATGCTTTGGCTGTAAGAGATACGTTAGCTTTTACTATTCTCTCTTCACCTACCCCATTAGTTGTATCAAATGAGTATGATTCACCTTTTATTTGGAATTTATATCGTTCACCAAATGTGCCACCTTGAAAGTATATGATTTGTTCTACTAACTTATTCAAATCTTCCATAAAATCACACCATATTATAACATCGTATGTTAAATTTACATAATCAGGCCTATCTACTATGTAGCGTTCTGATACAGTTTGTTGGTCTGTAAGTTGTGAGAATGAATCGTATCTATTTTCTTTTGAATATGTTTTAACAAACGCTTGTGAAGAATCTAAATCAGTTCTAACTTTTAGTTTAGATATTTCAGTATTTACATCCAATGCGTTTCTTTTAAATGAAATAAGAGGTGTTTGTACTTTACCATTGTTATCTTTTAGAAACCCATCTCTCTGTGCTGATGACCAATTTTCTGCATTTGCATACATTACAGGAACGGGAATAAACTTTCCATTCTCTTCTATAATAGGTTTAACATCAGTTTCTAAAAAACTTTTAAATGCTAAATCTATATCATATATCCCAACAGATACATTTTTAACATCATCGTTTCTACGAGATATCTGTTTAGATTTATCTAATATAGGGTCATCTGAAAAAGAATTCTGAGTTCTTTTCAAATCTATCTTATCATCTCTATGTGTTCTGTATCTTTGTGCCATATTAGATTCCTATTGGTAAATCGTTATTATCTTTATTAACACCTACTCTAAAATCATCTCTTAATTTTAGTTGACTTCTTTTAGCTACATGCGTTTCACATATAATAGATACACTATACCCATGTTTATCACCACCATCCCAAGTAGTTGGATTTTTACCAGCTATAAATTGGTTTTGGAATGTTACATCTACAAGATGTTGTTCATCATTCCATTCTATTACATCACCAATTTCAGGAAGTATGTTTTTTTCTACTAAAATATCTCTTAGGAAGTAAAAGCTTACATTTCTAGTATAAGATGAACCAAATTCATCAAATATAGCTTCTGCATTTGTTCTATCAACTAATGTTGAAATCTTAACAGGATTATAATATACTTTGTTCTTACCCTCACCATATAAGTTTTGTTTTGTATCTTCTATGATGACCTTATAGTAATACACCTCAGTATCTATGATATCTGTAATCAACTCTTTGTTTATTTTACTAAACAGAGCCATATCTCTTTGTCCACCGAATAGTGCCATAATTTACCCTATATAAATTGCTCTAGGAACTCTATTTAACGTAGATTCCATTGCTTCTGATTCTTCTTGTTGTGCTTGAAGTAATGCTTTTCTAGAAGTAGCTTCTAAATTCTCTCTTAATTCTGTAATTAAGATTTCTTTTTCAGTAGCAGCTTCACTTCTTAAATCTGCACCATCTAATGTTATTTCTGAGTTAGGAATTGGTACTGAACTAAACTTAGCTCTTACTGCACCTAACATTTCTTTAGCTAATGCTAATGTATATTTTTCAACCCAACGTCTACCAACGTGATTAATCTTACTATACTCAATTCTATCGTATCTTACATTAGAATAATCAGATACTACAGAAGTAGCCACTATTGGATTATTTCTTTCTGATAATAATACATAATGGAAGTGTACTGTATATGGTGTTTCAGGTATTGGGAATAATCTAACTCTGTTATTCTGAATATCAAATCCATATTGAGATTTACGAACCATATCATTAAGTTCAATTGCTTGTAACCTTAATAAATCATCATAAAGTGGTTGCATCATAAATGAAACACCTGGTGAGTAATTACCCCATCCAAAAGTATCCATCATTTGCTGTGAACCTAAACCAGTTCCTACAAATGGGTCAAAGTATCTTACCATCGCAGGTGGTGCGTTATGCATCATCTTTTTGATTTCAAATTCATCAACTCCTATAGTACCATTTTCTAAAGATGCGCCTGAATTGGATGCATCCTTTAAATCGTAAACTTGCTGTCCTTTTTTAGCTTCAAATGAACCAGTATAATATGTTACACTACCACCACTACCAGCTTCTGTACCATAATCTTTAGCTAATGTTACTAAACCACCTAAGTTTGCATCAAGTTGAGTTTGAGATACATTAGATGATGTAGGGTGTCCTTTTAGATTAAGTAAATTTTCTCTAATGTTAAATTGATTAACTTGAGATGAGTATTCTGTAGTTGCTTCTTCGAAACAAGCATAGAAGTTTATATCTTGTAGTTCTATATCAACTATAGGATAACCTAATCGTTTTGCGCACCATTCAGCTGTCTTATCAACTGATGATTGAAATTCTGAATCGGTATCATAATGTCCAAATGGTGTATTACCAGCTGAAAATGATGATGAGCCCGGCCATATTGGAATATTTACTGCCATTTTTAATCTCCTAATTCTTTTATATAAATATGAGAATCTTTAAGAATCACTTAGATTCATAACTTATTGATACTCAGTACTTTTCACTAT